TAATGACCTGCTCTAGTGGCTGCCCTTCACCGGGCAGCCATGCCTCTTACGGTGAATGTATGCGCTCTAAGCGCCAGATGGTGGGCTTTGCCCGTAGCACCTATGGCGCTGACAAGACCAAGGACAACCTGCATGAGCGGGAGCTGAACCTCTATCGTGACCTCCGAGCCCAGGGTATCCAGCCTGATGGTACAGGAATGGCTAAGCTCAAGTTCGCCGAGCGAATGTCTGCCGAAACAGGCATGGCCTACGGCCGTGACTTCCAGGCTGCGCCGAATGGCAGGGGCGGCTATGACACCGTTTCGCACGAGACTGTCAAGCAGGTAACTGCTATGGTTGACCAGTCTAAGGATATGCAGACTATCCGAGACACCGCAAAGGGAATTATCTAAATGCCCACACTTCAGAACCTGATTGACCGTGTTCGTCAGGAGCTTGCTGGCTTCTCCCAGAACCAGCAGCAGTTTACTGCGCTGGGCGGAAACATCAGCAACTCGGCTACCTCATTCACTGTGTCTGACGCCACGCAGGTTTCTCGTGGAACCATTGAGGTAGACAACCAGGAACTGATGCTGGTGCAGTCTGTCAACCAAAATACGAATACTGTAACGATCTCCCCCTTCGGCCGTGGTTATGCATCAACCACGGCCAGCTCACACACGGCCGGAGCCAAGATTGAGAACTCTCCTATCTGGCCTACAGTGCGTTTGACAGAGGCTATCAATGACGCCATTCGTGGTGTCTATCCGATGCTCTGGGCAACCAACACCACATCGCTGTCCAAGATCTCTGTTGTGTATGAGTATGGCCTTCCGGCCGATGCTGAGGAAATCATCTCGGTTCAGTATCAGCTCATTGGTCCATCGCACGTGTGGCGCCCTGCACAGCAGTGGCGCTTCCAGGGACAGGCCAACACTACCACAGGTGAACTGGGGAGCACAGGCAAGGCGCTCTATATCGGTGATGACGTTGTTCCTGGACGACAGATCTGGATCACCTACCGCAAGGAACCAACTGAGTTGGTGAACCTTACTGATGACTATACCACAGTGACAGGACTTCCCCCCACTTCACACGATGTCATCGTGTACGGCGCTTGCATGAAGCTGTCCCCTCAGCTTGAGGGACCACGTCTGTCCATCTCCTCTGTGGAAGCCTCTGAGCGTGCTCAGTATGTACAGCCTGGTTCTGCCTCCAAGGTGTCTCAGTACTTCGGTCAGCTGTACGCACAGCGGCTGGAGCAGGAAGCTGCGAAGCAGCGAGACAAGTTCCCAGTTCCTTCCCATTTCGATTTTTAACAGGTGAGCAATGCCTACTGGTCAGAACTATGCAACAAACGTCCCGCAGACTACGCTTACTGGTCTCATCAACCCCACTGCTCCGGTGTGTTCGGTCTTCTCTTCTTCTGGTTGGCCGCCTACTCCGTTCACTGCTATCTTCGATATCGGCACCTCTTCGCAGGAACCAGTTGACGTAACCAACATCACAGGAACCACCTGGACGATTACTCGTGCCATTGATGGCACGGTTGGTATGACCCATGGTGTTGGTGCTACGATCACCCATGGTGATATTGGCCGTGACTTCCGTGAGGCTCGTGCTCACATTGATGCCTCTACATCGAATGATGCTGCTGGACACTCTGTCCACGGACTAGCCGTTAGCTCATCTGTGGTAGGAACCACAGATACTCAGACACTCAGCAACAAGACTATCGCCTCTGGTACGTACACTGGTACACAGGCAATGGGCTCTGGTAACTGGGGCGGAAGCGGTATTCTCACTGAGACTGCTCTTGGTGTGTCTGGGCTAAGCAGCCTTGGTTCTTCTCGTTTTGTTGGTCAGACAGCTGCCGGACCACCAAGTGCCGGAACCTTTGCCACAGGCGACTACGCAGTAGACACAACGTATGGTCTGGTGTGGATTTGTATTGGTGGTGGAACACCAGGTACTTGGACTGCGGGCAATGGTCGTGTCCTTCTGGCTGGTATCTCTCCTGGAGCAACTTCTTCCACTTCATTCGGATCAGCTCAGCTTAACCTACCAGCCGGTACTTCTAACTTCAACCACTTGGAAATCCACTACAATGCCCAGATGAACGGTGCAGCTGCTACAGGCCCTACTGCAATCTTCATGCAGTTGAACGGTATTTCAACCGCATCCTACAACTGGACACGCATTACCTTCAACAACGGTGGGGCTCTTGGTACCGCTGGCGCTGATGCAGCAACATCAGCTGGTGTTGGCCTGGTATGGAATAGCAACACAGGAACCCCTACAAACGGCCAGGGCGTTGGTGTAATCACACTTAACAACCGCAGCGGTGCACCAGCATGGAAGCGTGCTTGGGAAGCAAAGGCCGGTGGTGGAGACGGAACGACTGCAAACACACAGATGCTGTCTACGTTCTCTGGGTCTATAAACTCCACAGCAGCTATTACCTCACTGGCTTTCGCCACAACTACAGCAGGTAACTGGTCTTCCGGAACAACGTTCGACGTCTACGGTCTCGTATAAGGAGCTAGCATGGGGCTAACGCTGTTCCAGCAGAACACCAACGGAATTGCTCAGCCGTCTCCTGCTGGTCTCTCTCCTATTCCTGGACCCTATTCTAATCAGTACTCTCGTACTGACATCGCATTCGACTACGCTATTGGCGGGATCCCGTTCATCGGTGGAGAGTCCCTTCGTGGAAGTTACTTCCGTAGGATCTATCAGCGTAGCTTCTCCCCGATCCGTAAGGATCAGTTCGACAACCAGCAGGTTCCCGGTGAGCAGTCTATCTGGGGCTGGTGGCTTCGCAGTCAGAGCAACTTCATCCAGGGAGCAGGAACACAGTTCCTGGACACCACAGTAGACCAGACACTCTCTCAGCGTTACTTCTACTCTGAAGGCTTGGACATGCTGGGGACACCAGGACAGTCTACACTGCTTCCGGCTACTATTGACTGGACTACGTCCTTCGCGCCCGTTACAGGCCCTGTGAAGCTGCGTAGTGCCAACTCCAGCGGAGTTGACATGGTCCTCGTCTTGGATGTTGGTGGATCAAAGTTGGCCAACCTGACAGTTACCGGCTCTGCTCACTTCTACACAATGCCCGGCGGGCTCACCGGGCTGGCTAACACATTGACAGACGATGGAACCAACTACTACTTCGCGGACAAGACAGGCATCTACAAGGGTGCTATTGCTACTCCGCTAGTGGCAGCAACCAAGGTGTGGAATGTCCCAACCACTTCCGGCAACTATGTGTTGGGCTGGATCAAGGGCCGCCTAGTGGCGGGCCTGGACAATAATATCTATGAGCTGGTTGGTGCTGGTGGACCAACCCTTCCCACACCGAAGTTCACTCACCAGAATGCTTCATACGTCTTCACAGACGTCTCTGAGATTGGCCCCGCTATCCTAGCCTCTGGCTTCGGTGGAGGAATGTCTCAGGTGCACAGGTTCACGCTGGACTCTGGCGGAGCACTTCCTACGCTCACCTCTGGTGCGGTAGCTATCCAGATGCCTTACGGTGAGAAGATTCTATCGATGTATGCCTACATCGGTTACTTTGTGGGGCTTGGGACCAATCGTGGATTCCGCGTAGCTACAGCTGACGTCAATGGAAACCTTACCTATGGTCCACTGGTCGTACAGGATCCTTCTGGTGTTGGTGTGCAGGCTATCACCGGCTACGACCGGTTCATGTTCATCGGCAACCAGGGCAACAAGCTCATCCCGCAGGCGGGGTGGGTGAACCCACCAGAAGCCACGACTACAGATACACTCATCCGAGTGGATCTGTCTCAGGTTACTTCCACCGGTGGGCAGCCCTTCTCTAGTGATCGTATCTCTCCTACGGCTGTGAACAGCAACGCTGTGAACAGCATTGCACCTATCGGCCAGACTGGTCTGCTTGTGTGGGCTGTGGGAGCTAAGATCTTCTCTGACATCCAGGCGGCTACGCCTGCGGTGACATATCAGAATGCTCCTCGCACAACCAGCGGGTTCATGTACACGCCTAAGATTCGTTTCAACACACTGGAGCCTAAGCACTTCAAGTATGTCTACATGCGTCATCAGAACATCACAGATGGCAGCATTGATATTCTTGGACAGAACCCAAATCTACAGCTGTCTACCATTGCCCCCAACGTGGTGGGTTCGAGTGCCGTGGCAGCACAGACACCGTTCTTCATCAGTGACCTTGGTAACGCACAGGAATGGTTCCAGTTCAAGTTCATTCTACATGCTGGCACAGCCAACACCAGCTACACACCCATCTTCAACGGCTACCAGCTCAGGGCACTTCCTGGCGTAAGTCGCCAGGTTCTTCTTGAGATTCCTGTACTGTGCATGGACCATGAGAATGACCGTGATGGTGTTCTTCATGGCTATGATGGATACGCCTTCCAGCGCCTTGAGGCGCTTGAGGCACTGACCGCTTCTGGCAACATCATTCTGTTCCAGGATCTGAACTACAACACAAGCAACCTTATCATCGTCGATGACTACCGATTTGAGCAGCAGTCTCCGGAGCTGGCAAAGACCTCCAGCGCTGGTAATCAGGACTCCAATGCTCATGGTGGATACATCATTCTACAGTGTCGCATCATCGTATAGGAGACCATGTGGGCGTACGAGATTACCTAGAAATCCTGATGTTTATCGTATCTATCACAGCGGTGGTAACCGTAGGTAGGAACAACATCAAGAAGCAGATCATCACAGACCTTCAGGCTCTTGTACTGTCCCACCAGCTTACTATCGACAAGCTGAAGAAGGAAGGCGAAGAAAAGGATGTTCGCATCTGTGAGCTAGAGGAGACTGTTGATGGATACGCCGAGCTGGTTCGTCAAGGATATCTCTTTGGGAGCAGTGGGACCCGAAGTGGAAACAGTTCAGCTGCTGCTAAGACTACCAAGAACAGGACACCTTGATGAGGACACACTACGGTCCATCCGGGGATGGCAACGACTCCACGGACTCCCGGCCACGGGCGTGGTTGACGCAAGCACAGCGGGAACACTCGGAGAACTTCATTGGGTCCCCGATCCAGCAGCGCCTAGCGGACGCTATACGGGCAGCGGAACGGATTGGGTCAGATGGGATGGTTCGAGCGCAGCCAGGAACTTCAATCAGCTACCAGCAGGCCTTGAGCCTGTTGGGAATGGATAGCTAATGAAGTGGTCTCTCTTCTGGGAATGGTGGTTGCAAATCTGGCCTAACCTCGCTGCCTCCGTGATCGCCCTGCCACCAGCTTTCTGGTGGCATCATTCCAAGGTCCGCAAGCACATC